TCAAGTATTTACATCGGAAATCATACTCAATTAGCCCACTATTGTAAAAGACACGCAAAAAAAGTTTCTGCGGGAACATATAGAAGGTCAAAGTAATGAGCAAGGAGGAATACAAATGAGCAGAATCGAAGATGAAGTATGCAAGAAGATTGCACAGCGAGCAGAAGTAGGCAAGAGCAAGTACGGGGTCACTATGGAAACCGCACCACTCTCCCGCCTTGAATGGCTTATCCACGCCCAAGAAGAGGCTATGGACTTGGCTGTGTACTTGCAGAAGTTGATTGAGATGGAGCAAAAAACTATCCACGAAAAAATGCAAGAACGAGCCGACCGTATTAACGATACGAGGCGAGCGCACCGTATTAACAAATTGAATGATGAGGCGAAAGAATGAGATGGAATCCTACTGGTGATGATAGTCGCCCACGCATTGACGATTACCTTGAGGCTACTGGTAATCAATTGGAGGCTGACTCGTACAAGAGTAGCACCTACGCTTGGAATCCGAATGAGGATGACACTACTATCCTCCGAGTCACCAAGTCAAGTTATGGTACATTCGGCTGGTGTCCACAGCAATACTACATTGAGAAGTTCTTAGGTATTCGTGGAGAAACAGTTGACCACCACATACGAGGGCTGAATGTCCACGACATGATGGAGTGGTTTTGGCTCAACTACACCGATGAACAAGAAAAATCAGTGTTAAAGTTGATTGATGAAGGTGATTTACTTGAGGCTGAAAAGTTATTCAACAGTGCTATACCATCCCCTCCCGAACCGTATGAGTTCGGTGAAGATGAGCAAATTGCACAATGGGTGAAATGGCAATTCAATCGCTTGGTTATCACCAAAGGCGAGCAATGGCGACCCGTCGCTATTGAAGCAAACATACAGGCCACACGCTTCGTTGAAGTCGATGGCGTTCACATTCCTATTCACATGAATGGTTTTATTGACGGGCTATTTGCTGACGATGATGGCTTCGCTCTTATGGAATTGAAGACCGGGAAGTACAACAAGAACAAACCCACGGCCATGCGTAAAGAGATGCAATTTTACAAGATGATGCTTGAGCATAGCCCACACTACGAGTTCCTTCCTATCACCCATTGGGGATGGGAGTTCCCCGGTGGTGGTATCAACGGCGGCGATGGGCCTACCATGTTCTATGAAGATTCAAAGAAAGGAGGCAGACACGCTTCCAAGAGTATCGAGAAAGGTTTGGTGCGCCTACTTGAAGCACACCTAAACATGGAGTTTCCACCCGACCCCGGTAATAACGAGTTCAAATGTGGGTGGTGCAGTTATCAAGAACACTGCGAGTATTGGAATCCGGCTGATGATTTAGAATGGCTGGAAAGTTCCGGTGCGAATAAGTTCTTGGACAAATTAGAAAAAGATGGAGAAGATGAAAAATGATGGAAGCAATTATGATTTTGGAGCGCATGTTGAATGATAATACTGGTACATTTAACATTGAAGTGAAAGTAAACAAAACGAGTGGTGGGCGTTTACCCAACCGTAAGATGTTCACTCGCCAAGTAATACGACAAACGAAACTAAGCGAGTTTATGGACATAGGTGGGGAAGCAACAAAGGAACACCCTTTGTTGGTTATTTACACGGTTCACCCCTCACACCTACGGGTGACAAAGGTGAACAAATTGATTGATGCACTTTTGAAAGACCTCGAAATTTTACTACACGAAAAGCGGTGATAGCGTGCCCTTCGTACCTATTGACTACCCTCGTGAGGTACTCGAATTGCCGAGTAATGGTGAGCGGGGCTGGCGGCGTATTGTTCGTAGTTCAGCCGAACTTGAACAGTATTGGGCTGGTAAGAACGGAAGTGGTAATGTGTACTTTACCGCTTACGGTTTCAATGAAACACAAGCACCTAAACACCACAGGGTTGACTACAACACACCGAAGATTCACCATTTTGTATTGGACTTCGATTGTAAGGATTTCAAGAGCAGGGGCAAAGATGTTCCATTTGAGGTTCCGCAAGCGGAAGTTAGGAAACTTCACAGTTATTTAATTGAAAAAGATACACTACACTACATTTGGTTTAGTGGGGGCGGCTACCATGTATGGGTTCCTTTGGCTAAGACCCTTGAACCTAAAAACGGTAATGAACTTTCACGCATAAAACACTCCGGTAGGTTGCTCATTAACAAATGGGAGAGCAAACTCGGTGGCCTACGATGCAATGACCCTACGGTAGCGTTCGATACAAGCGGTATGATACGAATACCCAACTCATACAACGCCAAGCGGGAGGTGTGGGGTGTACCGTTGAGTAGTGACCTCGTTATGAACGCATCATACGATGACTTGATGGATATAGGTCAAGAATCTCACACAGGCTATGTACAGTTAGGTAGCATCCCTATCGAATTAAACATTGTCAAGAGTGCCTTTGCTAACATGACACAAATAAAAACAGTGGAAATACCTACAGTATCACTCGATGACATTCACATGCTTCCGTGTCTTTCACAGGCCGCTATGGGTGGCGGCAATCCTACTCACAGGGCGAGGTTTCACCTTGCCTCCTACTTAGCCGACCGGCTTCGTATGTTCTTTCCCGCTTGGCGTATAGCCGAGAAGGAAAAGGAAGAGCATGTAGGTATGATTTCAAGAATCATTTCCGGTCAAGGTTGGGTGGACTATCGAAAAGAAAAAACAGAAGAACAGGTACGCAGTATCGTCATGTCGGGTTATCCACATGCCACCTGCGCCACACTTTACCAAGAAGGATTTTGCATAGGTAAATGCAAATACTACGACGGAACCGGCGATATGGAGTGATACTATGAGCAATATATTTGACGCATACGATGATAAAATTAAACCTAAAAGAAGAAGAAACATTAACACGATTAAAAGAGTGATAAAATTACTCAAACATGGCAATAAAAATACACGAGAGATACACACTCATCTCCATGAAACTTGGCCTCGATGGTGTCCAAGTATGCCTCGACTTGGAAATATTTTAAGTAAAAATCGTGAGTTTATTGAAGTCGGTAAAGAAAGAGCAGAAGCGAATTTATCCGGTGCCTACAATTTAGTGATTTGGGGGTTGGTTGATGAAACCTGACTTGATAATTGACAGTAATGAGCGTGGCTCGTTGTGTGAAGCCATTGAACGAAAGGCGAAGAAGGCTGGCCTAAATGTCGTAAGACAAACCCTTGTCGTAGGTGATTACCTACTCGGTGGTGCGTTAGTTGAGGCTAAAAGTATTCCCGACCTATTCCAATCATCTCACTCCGGTCACCTATGGCGACAACTGGATAACATGGATGCTAACTTTGAGCGTTTCTTCCTTGTCATACACGGCTCAATTGAGAAGTACATCACGATGGCGAAGCGCAACGGTAAGCAAGTAAGTTATTCAAGAGTACAGGCCGAAATGACAGGTACTATCGCCCGTATTATGAGCGACTTTGAATGCCAAGTATTCTTCACCCCCGATGTGAGTAGTGCATCTCAATTCATTGTGAAATTACATGACAAGTTGCACAAGCCAGCAAGCAAGCATGGCGCACAAAGCATACGAAGGGTAGCAAGCAATGACCTACGACTGGACATGATAATGACCGTACCCGGTGTTGGTCGTGAAGTGGCCGAACGCTTACTCGAATCATGCGGTAGTATCGAAGAGATGTGCTTCCCCGAATCACTCAAGCAAATCAAAGGCTTGGGTGAGGTAAGAAGAAAACTACTCATCAAGATACTTACAAGTGAAGAACCAGTGAAGCAAGAACGAAAAGTCCGACGATGATATATAAAGAACAAAAGAAACAGGAAATGATACAATGACTCAAATTTCAAATTACAAAGCCGTACAGAAGTTCCCCGTTCTTGAGGGGTACTTACACCACTTTTCACAAACTTCCATGATGAATGAAGTACCAGCACTACTTTCATTCTTTTTCATTCAAGGCCAAGTTGCCCTACCCTATGTCCGTATTCCTACTGGCGACTCCCACCTCGACCCTCGTGTACATGTATTTTGGATTCAACCTTCTCGTACTGGTAAGTCAATCGCTTGGAACTTTATCAGTGATGTTATGGAAAATATCGAAGTCCCTTATGATGCATTCGCATCGGGAACAGATGCAGGTCTAATCGGCTCAACTAATCCAGTGCTTGATGAGAACCATAAACCCACAGGAGAATTTGAAACTGTTCCGGGCTTACTCGCAGGGCGCAAGGCTATCAACTTCGATGAAGGGTCTATCCTACTTACTCCAAATAAGCACAGTCAAGAAACTGTACTGTACCTACAAACAGCGTGTAATGCCGTTGGTAGCAACAGCAATGTACTGGTAAAACACATGAAGGGAAATAAAATTGAGTGTGATTCTTTGGTATCTTTATGGATTACCACATACCCACCAAAGGGTGTTAAGGACTATGTGTTGACAAAAGGTATCTTTCAGCGTGTACTGCTGTACTGGGCGCACTGGGACATGGGGATGCGTCAAGAGGTAAGCACTAATCGTCTTGCAACCTTTTGGCGAAGACCCGAAGAAAACGATTTGACTAAGGATGATATTTACGATTACTTCAAAACTACTGATAAACGCATTCGTGACCGCCTATTGAACTTGGCTGAAATAGAATTTTTACAGTGGAGTGAAATGAGTGATGATGAGCGAGAAGAAATAGTACAACAATACATGTGGGACATGTTCAAACCCGGTTTAAATTACACCACTGCGTTGTATCAAGCATCCGATGACATTTACAAAGAACTCGTTAAGATGAACCCTGCTATGTCGGAAATCGTAGCATCCTTCACACCGGGTATTGAGAACTACCTCGGTATCATTTCCCTTCACATGGCCCTGCTTGACAAATCATGGGAAATCAAAGAAGAACATGTTGACATGGCTCATGAGATTTTACACGACCTGTTCCTAAACCTTATCTCATGGCTTGAAGACTCCGTTGAAGTGAACGGAAACAAGGCCAAAGAGGGCAAATTGCTTGAGCAGATGCTCAAGGCGTACAACGATAGCGTGGGCTATGAGATTGAAGGACACAACGGTGAATGGCGTAGGAAGCAAGCGGTACTCACAAAGTACACCGAAAACACCGGAGTATCGAAGAGTACAGCAGAAAGACATTTCAAGGATTATGCTTCCAAGATGTTTAACAGCCGCAAGCAAGGCAAGCGGATTTACTACCAACACAAGGCGGCGAAGAAATGAGTGACATAATGGCATTGGATATTGAAACAGGCAACTACTCGTGGGAAATCGGAGGATGGGATAAGACCGCCTCCTTTGAGCCTACAGTTGTCGCTACATGGAATGGCAACGATGGTACGGTGTATTGCAACAAGTCACTGGACATTGATGCTACAGTGAAAGAACTCCATCCTCGTACACTCGGTGAGGACTTAGCAAAGCATGTGGCTGGCGGTGGCGTTGTCATCGGTCATAACATCAAGGGATTTGACTTACCTGTACTTCGTGATGCACTCGATTGCTGGACGGCGGGTGACATACTCGGTAAGGCCGATGCGGTCATTGACACAAAGCACTTGGTACAGAAGGCGGCGACAGCCGTTGGTAAGGTATCAACAACTCTCGGTATGCTAACAAAGACCACTTTAGAGGACAATAAGTTAATGAATAGTGAAGATGCGCCTTTAGCATGGAGAGCGGGTAAATTCGATGAGGTAGCCAAATACTGCCTTAGTGATGCCCAACTTACATTCGACCTATATCAATTCGGAAAGAGCGAGGGGTATATCAAATCACGACATTTGGAAACTGGTGAAGTGGTCGAAATAGAAGTGGAATGGTGAAGACATGACTGAAATAGAAAGCACAAAGAGCAAAGCACAGATACACAACATTCGAGCGGCAAAGACGGTAGCAGATACCGTCAAATCGACCCTCGGACCTATGGGTATGGACAAACTGATGGTTGACGGCGGGGGTGGTGTTATCGTGACAAACGATGGTGCTACCATCTTGCGTGAACTTGATGTATCTCACCCCGGTGGTAAGATGATTGTTGAAGTAGCGAAGACACAAGAGAACCTGTGCTATGACGGTACTACAAGTACGGTCATTCTTGCAGGTCAACTACTCGGAAACAGCGAAATGTTGTTTGAGAAGGGATTGCACCCAAATGTGATTTGTCGTGGTTATCACGAAGCATCACAAATGGCCGTTGAGTACCTTCACACTAATATTTCACTCACAAGCAATGAGCGAGCAGTGTTGGTATCAGTTGCTAAAACTGCTATCACAGGTAAAGCACTTGAGAACTCACTCGATGCCGTTGCTGAACTATGCGTGGCGGCTGTCGAGAAGGCGGGTGACGCTGAAAGCGTGAAGGTCGTGTCCTTCCCCGGTGGCTCACTCGATGACTCGTACTTGTACGAAGGGTCGATTGTGAACAAGGACTATGTGCTTGAGGGCGAGGATGCCTACAGCAACATCGTTTTGTTGAACACCGGCCTTGAGAACGAGAAGAGTGAAGACAATGTACAGGTCCAACTCGATGCACAGTCATTCCAATCATACAAATCATCGGGTAAGGCAAACCTCATCTCAACGGCTAAATTACTTGTGAAAGCAATGCCGAAGGGTGGCGTAGTCTTTGTCCGTGATGCGGTCAATGACCATGTTTGCGCCCACCTCAAGAAGCATAACATCATGGTTGCTCGCAGAACACCGGAGTCAACACTACGCTCTTTGAGCAAGGTCACAGGGGCTACAGTGTACCAAACAGCCGAGGAAGTCGATACTGCTACCAAATGTACGGTTGAACGACAACGGCACAACGATGTGTGGTATCTCTTCGTACAGGGCAATGTCAAGAGTGATGAAGCAACACTCGTGCTAAGGGGTGCTACTACGCACACCCTTGAAGAAGTTGAGCGTGGTTTCGATGACGCTCTTGGTGTTGTATCATTAGTCTTAAAGAACGGCAACTTCGTTGTTGGTGGAGGAAACGCATACGCTCGTATGTCATCCCATCTACGCCAACACGCCGCTCAAATCGGTGGTAGGGCGCAGATGGCGATTGAAGCCTTTGCTGATGCCTTAGAGTGCATCCCTGCTACCATTGCCGAGAATGCTGGGCATGACCCACTTGATACAGTTCTCGCCATCCGTCACGAAATCCTACAAGGGAACCGTGAGATTGGCCCCGATGTACACAACGGTGGTGTGTGTAGTATGATGGAACTTGGTGTGTATGAACCCGCCGAACTTGTTCGTCAAGCAGTATTGAGTGCCAGTGAAGTCACCAACTCCATCCTACGCATTGACGATATTATAGCACGAAGGCCAGCACAATGAACAGATACATTTGCCCATTTTGCGATGAACCATGCGAAGTATTGGTTGATGGAGATTTTTGCGAGGCTTGTTTCGATGGGGCGACTGTTAGAGAAGTTGAAAGTAAAGTGTAGGGCTTGTGCCCATTGGCACATAGCACGACGCATATCGGCTCGCTACCTTGATGATGAGCGTGAGCGATTCCTGTTGCTACAGTGTAGGCAATGTGGGCACTATTGGCAAGATACCGCAATTAAGAAAAACAACAGTGAAAGTAGTTGAGAATAATTTTTCTTCTTCTATTTTGAATCGCCCTATTCACACTAACCGAACAAAGGTTGGATTGGTCGCATGGCTTACTGTACAGACGAACTTAGCGTACCCACCATCGCTGTCGGCGGTGTCACCAATGGCAGAAGTGGTTGAGTTGGTGAGAGCGAATGTACCAGTGTTAGAGCCGTGGGTGTTCTTTATCTCGATGATATAACCCGCTGGGAAGGGTCCACTGGTAGTCACAGCGAATGTACCACCCGGTGTAAGCACGAGGATGTTAGCATCGGTTGATGTGAGGTCAATGCTGGTAGCAGTGCTTGTCAACACACGGTCAAACACTGAACGAGTGAAACGGGCGGCGTGAGTACCACTGTAGTACAACACATCCTTATCGTTGTCACCTGCTGTAGTGCTGGCGATTTGTGCCCCAAAGGATTGCCACATTGCACCAAAGCGTGAGCCAGTAAGACCACCCACTTCACCACTGTGGAAGTTATCGAGTTCTGTATGTGAGTCAACTTCGGCTGTAGCGGCAATGTCACCTGTGGTGACGGGTGAGAAGTACATTGGTGATGGTCGGATGAACACACGCTTGTCATTCACTTCTGTGATAGCCAACTTGAGGTCATCGCCCCCAGCGTCATACACGACACGGAGGACAGCGAGAACGAGTGTTTGGGTGTTTGCCAACGCACTACTACCTGTTGCAGTAGGTGTATTGAGGAAAGAGGTGGAACAAGCGGGATAGGCGTTAGCACCTACGGTGGTGGCTGTTCCTAATTCCCAATAAATATGTTTCACAGTGGAAGTATCGTCAGCGCAAGCATAGACGACAACAAGTGCTTCTTTACCACTGGTAAGGGCGGTGTGTGAACCTGCGGCACTGGCACTGCTTGTATTCAATGTGTAAGTTGTTGTTGTACCTACACCACCTGCGAACTGATACATGACACCATCAAGAACGACATATCCACCTTTCACAGTGAAAGTAGTACCACTGGCATAATTGACAGCACCGGGTAAGTTGGCGGGTGTATTCCTGTCACCTTCGCCTACCGATGTATCATCGTACATAATGATGCCATTACCGTGTACACCCTCAATCATGTTGGTAAGTGTGGGTGATATGATGTGGTCACCGTCAGCCAAGCCGTCAGCGTTAGTTGCTGTTGTCACTGTCAAATTGTGATTCGTATGTCCCGATACTGGATTGCCGTTTCCCATGTCATGCCACCTCAATTAAAATTTCAATGTTAATTTCATTTGCCGATGTTTTGATAATCGGCTTTGTCGTATAACGAGCGACTGGTGTGAAGTCGGAAGTGGTACGATTCTGTATATACACCTCACGAATCTTATCATCGAATGCATCATCTACACTCATGGATGCTTCGACAAGGAGAGCAGTGTCGTCAATAATCGTCACTGTCGGCGTGAGGACAACGGCAGGGCGACCAGCCGCTCCATCCTCCGAAGTAGCCGGTGTACCGTCGAAGCCTACCACTACTTCGTTGATGGTATCAGCGATGGTTTGTAGGAGTAAACGGCGTATGTGATTCGATACGGGCATGTCAATAACTCCTGTATTCGGATTTGTTCGCACCTATTGGTAGGCCAGTGCCACCAATTTTGCCTCTTGTCTTCGTGCCTTTAACCCCTCCGATAAGGAAGGCGGTGTTGTGTACACCTCGTTCTGTCACTGTGGAAGTAATACGCAACTCAATCTTACCAAACATGGATAGGTTCTCTTCGACAATCTGTACATAGGTGAGCGGTGCTTCTGCGCCGGAAACAGCATTTGCTCCCTCGCTTATACCTTGCAGTACCCCTTCTATACCCGACTCGATGTTGAGCATGGTTAGGTCAGTGTAGCCTGTGAGTGGTGTGTGTTTTGCTTCTGTGATGACACGGTTTACTCCACCGTACTCGATGGTCATACCGGGGCGTAGGTGGGTCAAACCCGGATGCCCCTCACTACTGATTGCACCAGCGGAAAGCGTATTACCTCGTAGGATTTGACGACCTACACTCTTTGCCTTTCTGCTTGAGCGTACAGTCATATCAACGACAGGTGCGGGTTCTTCTCGTATCTCACCGTTGATACCACTTTGCCTTTCAGTATCATTAACAGTGACAATAACCAAGTCATTCAATGCCATTGGTTGACCCTGTACAGTGATACGATTAGGCGTGTTATCCACTGGGTCTTTGCGAGTCGAGCCGAAGTGAAAGTCAGCATCCACTGTAGCAGTGGCTTCACTGAATGTGATAGGTACATAGAGCATATTACCAAAACGGTCCATCAACACCATACGGCTGTCGTGTCGCCCAATGAAACGCAGTGCTGTCATCAAGTTGACATTAGCGAAGTCTTGACCGAGGAAACGATTGGAGTGCATTCTTCGACCATTGTTGTTGTTTGTAGCGGCCATGTTGCGGCCAATGTTGAAACTGTTCATGCTCGTAGTGGCCTGTTGACCTAAGCGAATCGCCATGTCGGTAGTACGAAGACCAACATCAATCGGCTGTCCCAACTTAACTTCACGCTCAAAGAAGCCGAGGTCGTTAAGTGTTTTACCTTTCATATTTCTTAAGTTCATCAAGATACCAACAGTGCTTGACTCAAGCGTTGAAGTCACCAAGCGTTGGGCCGGGTTGTCAGCGTTGTAAACAAGCATTGGTTTGTTGGTTGAACTCAATACATTGTCGCCTAAAAAGGGTACTGCGGTACTACTGTGGCCCGGAGTTTCTTTATGTGTGATTTGAATTGACGACTCACCCTCAACGATTTGATAACGGGTTTCGGGCATGACTTGGAAGGTGGATGCGTTGCTGTTTTCAATGGTGACCTTCGCCTGTACGCCTGTACTCGTGTCCACCTTTGCATGATGAACAGCGTTGTCAACGAACACTGGCTTACGCACATGGTCCATCACTGCGGGCATGTCGGTATTGAACCGGCCAACAATTGTGTTCTTGATTACCACCATGTCACTGCCCCATCATTACGAATTGGGAGTGTATGGTACTCGTTGTCCCATTGATTGGTCACGAGGGAGAAGTTGGTCGGGTGGTGCCCTAAAGAAATTTTTTCTTTCTTGACCCATTGCTACTTCGGGTGATTGATGACCTGTATTTTCTTTGCCATCATAAGTCCTATATGGGTCATATTGAACATGCCGTGAAGTAGGCGTGTCAACTTGTTGCATAAATCTAAACGCTTCATTGCCATACATCGGTGAACGGTAGTCGTCTTGACTTGTATATGGTGCAGGGAACCCTTCTTCATCCGTTGGATAACCCTGTTTAGTCGCAGTGGGCACATCCCTAATCCGATTCCGATTTATTTGTGAATCTTGATACATTTCATAGGGGAATTTTTCCGGGTCTAACCCGTACCCACGGTCGTCTGTTGGTTCGGGAATTATCTTTCCTATACCTTCGCCAAAAGGTTTTCTTCTGTTTAGCATACCTACGATTGCAGGATGCATCGTTTTCAATCTTTCTTGAATCCTCAATAGGGATGGTGCTACTTGGTAGCCACCTTGATTTGTAAAAGCCGGGTCCGAATCTATTGTTTCGGTATAAAGTGAATCTTCGGGCAAAGCCTTCAATAATTTCCATGCTTGTTCAAACGGTTTATTCATTAACAATTCCACCTTTTTAGTGATGCGCCTTTAGGAGTAAGTTTACCCTTCTTGCTGGTTGCTCCTTTCATGCCACTCATGCGAGCGCAAAAAGACTTCCGCCTCTTGGCCTTTTTTGAGCCGGGCTTGAGTTTACTTGGTTTAGTCGTCACAGGGGGTTTGAGATTTGCGCCACTCTTGCGCTTGGCGGCGGCACGACCCTTAGCGTTCAGTCCACCTTTTTTGCTGTGTTTGTTTGGATTGTAGCCGTGGAATGGTTTTTCCTTTTTAGCCTTCATCAAAGCGAAAGCAAGGTCAGCAGGTGAGCAACAATCACAAAAATCAAAACCCGTCATGCGCCATCACCTGTGTGGTCCGTTGAGTTGTAGTCAACATCTCCTTTATGTCCTTTTGGATGAAGGGATTGGGAGTAGCGTGGTTGTACGGTGAAGTCCTTACGGACAACGCTCTCATCGCTCTCCACGGATGTGCGACGGCGTGATGCGTCAGCACGATAATGTTCCAAAGTATTTTCACTGATAATTACACGAGTCACTTCATTGTCAATTTTACTGCTGTCAAAGCCGCTATCACCCGTTCCGATAATTTTTGGTCCCTTACTCATAGGTACAGTATCGCTTGCACTAATGTCCATGAGGAAAGCGGGCGCATAAGGTGGGTTGGTATCGGGGCTTGTTGACCTCATGTATGTACCACCGCCTGTTGCCCTACCGTTGTCAACGCTGTAAACGAATAAACCGTATTTACCACCAGCGGTAGCACCGAAGTAGTTGCTACCGTATTGTGGGGCTGATGAGTGTAAGTTGAGATTAGAACGGAACATCTCAATGTGCTGTTTATCCATCAATCGAACAGGACGCATCATGTATGTAATGGTCTTATCAACAGCGTTAGCACGCTTACCAGCACTGGTAAACACGCTTGTCACATAGGGGTTGCTACCCATTGCTGTAGGTGGACCGAAACTCAATGTCGTGTTCGTGTTGGTAGCGGTGGTATCATGGCTTAAAGTGAAACAAGTAGCATTGTTAATAGCGGCTATGGTAGCACTTGCGTGCATACCCAATCCCGATACGGTCATACCCACAACTAATTTTGCAGTGGAAGTCATAGTGACATGTCGGACACTTGTTGAAGAACCATCGGACAAACCGGATGTGTGGTTTGTATCACATGTAGCATCAGTGAAAGCACCCCAATTACTGTCGTCAATTGGTGAAAGGAAGTTGCGGGTTTCAGCAAGGTAAGTACCACCAAGCGGATTGAAGTTTGAGGTGTGACTCATACGCACTGCGCCACCTTGAGGTTGTCCTCCGAAGTTGAGTGCGGTGAGGTCGTAGTTGCCTATCGTTTGAGAGCCAGTTTGCATACCACCCTGTAGCACAACACGCTGTCCTACATTGCGGTCTGTGTGTAGGCTGTGCGCTTCGGTGTTGATGATGATTTGATTGGTGTCCACACCTTGTAGGTTCTCGGTGTCAAGACCGATACGGGGGCTACTGCGGCTTACAGCATCCTTGTGAGGTGAGTCACCTACGATGTTCTCCATACGGTCGCTTACTACTGCTTCGGGCTTGAGTAATCCATCTTCTGCAATTTCTAAGCGTGAACTGATACCACGAGGTACTTCATCGGCTTGCAGTGTATCGTTTCTTGCACGAATAAATCCATCATTGAGGATAGGCTCGGCGGTGTGATGAGAGAGTACAAGACCCGTGGTGTGTATTGGTTCACTCAATGCGGTGAGTACATCTTCGTTGAATTGAGTTGGGTATCGAATACCTCGACCATTACCCATGTCACCCACACGCTGTGCGTTTGATGGCATGAATACATCAACCAGTGTTGTTGAGTCATTACTATTGGTGTTGTTTAACCGACCACCAAATCTTGGTACGGTTGCTGAAATACTCAATGCCGAGTCTGCCGCATTGGTGAGTCCCTTCAAGTTGACAAGGTGCTTTCCGTTGTTGTGTATTCGCTGATACGGTGTACGGTTGTTGCGTCGGTCATACTCGTATGCGTCACCCGCATCCCATGATGGGCGAATACCGAATGACCGGACAGGGAAGCGGCGAATATCTTCACCACGGGTGTTGCCCCACCAATCAACGAGGTAGTATTTTGCCGCACTCTCAATTGAGTCTAAGCCCTTACCGTTGCCATCGCCCCACCAATCACGCAGTACAGTAGCACTGTTGCGTAGGGTGCGTACAGGGCAACCGAATGGGCGGGTGTAGCGCACACCGTCGCTATACCGAACCTGCCACTCCGGTTTGTCAACGCCGAGCATAGCGGAGAAGTTGGTTTGGCGTTCCATAATACCGGTGTATGTGTTAGGGAATGTTGGGTTTGAACTACCGTTGCCACCAGCGTAAGTCCATGTTTGAGTTTCCTCTTGTACAAACGGACCATGCTTGTATGCAACGCTGGCGTTGGTTGCTGTAATCGCTGTTTCACGCAATGCTCGCAAGCCGTACATAGACCACTGCGGTTTGTTGTATGGTTGGCGTAGGCCAAAGCGATAACCGAATGGGCGTGGGCGTGTAGGGTTGCTGATGCCATCATACGACGACTTACTGATACCACTACTCACGGTGTAAGAACCGTCATCGTCAGCATCGGACCAAATAGGCCCGTCAAAGCCGTAATCCCGTGGGTATTCCCAAGACGATGAAACATAGGCGTAGCCATCAAGACGACTCACCAGTGGCCCACCACGGCTACCACTCGGCCAAAAGTGATTGAGCATACTCTTGGTGGCCGTGTCACTGCTGTCCGACTGTCCACCTTGCATGAGTCCTGTTCCAATAGTAGTGTCAATGGTTTGAGCAGTTTGAGGTGTACCGTCTGCACCTGTGTATATGACCGAGCCTACTGCTATTTCTTGAGGTAATGCTTGGAAAACCACAATGGTTGTATCTCCTTCTGTGACTGAACCATCGACTTGATACATTCGTCCGTCAACAAAAATGTAAGCCTCGTCTGCAATAGGTTCACCACCATTTGTTGTAATGGTGCTACCCGTGTGTGAAACTACTTGACGAGTATGCGAACCATCAGCGGCGAGGTCAGCGGTCTTGTAGTAGCGCAGTGAATGATTTCCACTTGCCATAGTTGTCAACGGTGTACCCTTGACATTTACACACCCTGTCAATGTTGTACCACCAGCACCACCACCTGTGTATGTGAAGATTTCTTCTTCACTACCACTGTTGACATACACTGTGTTAGTACCACTTGTAGGCCATCCGGCCATAATAGTTCCAGTAGCAGTGACCGTGGTACTACTCACACTTGCTGATGTAGCGGTATAGAATGTTGATTGTGCTTCGGTAGGCGGCATGGCTGTCTTCATTCGCAAAGCAAACGGACCCATGCTGGCGTAGTAAGTAGCGTCATGGTAGTGAACAGTTTCAAAGTGTTCCGGCATACTGTTAAGTGGTTTTTGGTTGATGGCTCGGTCGGTTAATGGGTTCAACCATGTTCGACTTGCATCACTGTAAAAGGTGTGAGGGCGACCAAGATTTGGATGCCATAGGCAAAGGAAGGCATCAGCCATGTGTAGGCTGTTCGTGTCACGAGTACCAGTAATCAAATTATCAATAGAGTGAGCCAAAACACTTGTTTCAATTTCATTTAGAATTGTGTTTGCTGGTCGGAAATCGTATGCACGAGTCAAGCGAATCTTTGTACCCGCAGTTAAATTACTGGTAAAATCACTATTGGCTGCAATGGTAAATTGTAGTGGTTTGTTCATGTTGCTTGAATCATAACCGCTTCTTTCAGTGTAAGAATGAGTTCGCCGTGTACCTGTAGCGTCAGTGTACTCAAGCAACATACCGTAGTAGGGTTGCTTAGGGAAACCACGAGCATCATCAACTTTTATCACTGTACTTGATGTAAGGCTTACAAAAGTACACACAGGTGTGAGGCTGATGTTCTCAAGAATCTCGGAGTATAGGTCGGGGTAATTACTTGGATAACCAGCCAGCGTAATTTGTGCGGCAACAGAACCGGCGTTGGCTCTTAGGAACTCGTAGTAATTGTCAAGTCGATGCAAAGACAAGTGGTTGAAGCGACTACCATCGGCATCGTCGGGACCGACCTTGTGGACAATGGACCACCACGGGATATTGATAGTGTACCCCGGAGATGCATCTGCGAACATTCCAGTAGTGTAGGGTAATGAGCGACGAACAAATGCTGGTGATTCTGTGCTTTGTACACCAAGAGGGTTGTACAGCATGAGAGGGGGGATGTTGGTGAAATGGCTACCGTGGTCGGGGTCATGGTCAATCATCAACTCATTGATGAACACTTCACAACCTCGCACATCTGCCATTGTAGCGTTAGCCAAGACAAGAGCGTAAGCACCTGTGGCACTGTCGGGTTCACGAATACCTACGACAAGTGCAACTTGTTGGCTTGTTAATTCATTTACACTACCATCGGGTGTTGCTGTAGCACCACCGTTAGCATGGTAGCCAATGAACTGTGAACTGTGCATATTTGGTTGAATAATGATTTGATAGGCTCCAACTTCCGCAGGGTCGGGGAAGTGTTCTTTCAGTGTGTAAGTACCTGCGGCTTCAAGCACAACGGTGTGCCCACCAGCGGCGTTTACTACACCTGCTTGCCCTTCGGAAGCAAGCACACCGTAGCCGTCATTACGCAACTTGGTTTCAAACATCAGTGAGAAACCACCACCGTGAATATCGCTCGGCCCACTCGGTGTAGCGGTCAGCGAACCAAAGACCAACAATGGGTCATAAGTGGGTAATTGATTTGTGATTGTTGTGCCGGGCGAATCTTGACCCATGTCCAGTAGACCAATCAAATCATACTCATCCGACTGTAAGGTGGCCGAGCGACAGGCTCGGTGTTTGTCGTATAATCCTTGATAGGCGGGGTGCGCCCAATGTCCGGGTAGCATAGCCATTGTAGCGTTGACAAAGTGATGGCCCATGCGAGGAATAGGCGCAGGGGTGAGTTGTGGCTTATTGTAAATTGAATAACCAGTCATGGCTTCTTCTGCTGTCACCGAGTAGTTGACATAATGCGTATGTGCCATGTCGGGGCTGTTTCCGCTTACTTCGGCGTGGTCACGAATGCGGCGTGAACCATAGAATCGGGTGCTACCAGCAGGGATGTAATACGATGGAACTACTTTTAGTGCTGTAATACTGCTAAGAACAAGTTTGTTAAATGTTTCATCACCTACGCAACCGGTAAATGTGGACCCGCTGATACCGGTAAAGGATGCTACGCCGCCTTCATCGGTGGTAGGATTGTACAAGCGAAGGAATCTGCGCTCCCCAACACGCTCTTTGTTTCCAAAGGTCGAATCGTACACAGCGGAGTTTACAGTTGTATTCACTGTTAAAGTAGTGCCACTAAAAGACACACCTGTGAGTTCGTGATTAACAACACCATCTGCATGAGAATAGATGACCGGGTGCTTGTGGGTGTTGGTATTACCCATCTTTGTCACATGGAAATACAGTGTTCGGTCGTGTAGTTCGTAGGCTGTTTCAAGAGGTGCGTTTCCGGTGGAACTTTGCCAGCCCGACATTGTGCTTTCGGGGCTATCTGTACCTTGCTTGAGGTGTTCCCAATTGTGGTCACTGTATGTAGGACCGAGGTTAGGGCTAACTGAATCAGTGTTAAACAAATGCTCAACGGTTGATTTTGTCATCATACCGCCTGTACCCATTGATTCCGTTTGGTAGGCTTGGAGTCGGTCAAAGCCGGAACGAATGACTAAGTTGCCGGGTATTGAATCGGGGTCCGGTAGGCGAATCTTGAGGTTGGGGCTTATTCCGCTACCACTAACGGCTGGTGCTAATCCCTGTGCCCCACGGTCGGAAAGTTGAGTGAAGGTGCGAATGATTGTACCGAATGGTGAACCACCCTCGATTTTGTGTTCTTGCCCTGTATCGTCAATAACAGTGATGCTTTCAAACTGAATTTCTTCATTTGGAATTTCAAGGATATTCCGCAACAAGTCGGGGTGACGAGCGGCTAATTGAGGGTGTGACAATTCTTGCGCTTGGATGATTGGGAACATTGCGCTGTTCGTTGACTCAAAGGTGAAGCGGTTGTTGCCGTACAGTTTTTCACCAGTGGTGTATGCGTTTCCACCGGCTACACGAGTGACAAATGGTACAGCACCCAACCCTCGTGCATTTGAAGCAGGGAGGCTAAGGTTGCCACCATCCATACGCTTCCACACTACATGTTCAACACTGAAATTCTTAGCAGGTGTACGCTGTGATAACTTGTAGCCGTTAGTGTCACCAAGCCAAAAGTCATCATTAGTGTAATCGTAATTATCAATTTCAGCATCGGTACTACCTGTTTCCAATTCTTTTGTGATGTTTCGCAATACATCTGTAGCAACTTCAAGTTGAACGGAACCGGGGCTAATATCGGTGTCAAAGAACAAATCACCTGTTTCAGCAAAACAAGGTTCAGCGTTAAACAAGTTGGTATCTTGGTCACCGGTCAGTGCGGTGTGTAAAACATAAGCACCGTTTGGTACATCAGCAGTAGGGGTAGCGGTTCCTGTAGCAATCAACGCTTCAACATTCGGACCAGCGTTAGCAGGTGCGATGTATCGTTCAGCATCGTGGAACCGCTCATCCCATCGTGTAGTACCAGCGAATGTGATAGCAGTAGCGGCGGCAACACCAGCACGAGTCTTTGATACGACCGACAACCAATCACCGGTTGACTTGATACCGTCACGGTCAGTCTTGGCTACAAGAGCCAATTCACTTTCGTTGCTAATGACAAGCATTGCTCGACTGAATACACCCTGTTGGTGGTGTAGTTTTGGATTGAGTACAAAGTTTGTATCTGCGTCTATTTCACGCATGTGTGCAGGTTTAGCACTGAAAATATCTTTTGTACTTTCAACATCAGTAAAATCGTAATTAGTGTACCACGAAGCATTTCCAGCCAAACCTATATTCCAAGTGTACGGGGTGGTGAGAGCAACATCGTATGATGTATTCGATGCTTCTTGCCCGTTGACTCTTGGGCTTGATTCGGGACTGTTGTACATTGGGTATGAACTTGGCAAGTGACCTAATGTACTCATACATGAGGCTGATGAGCCGTATGGGGTGAAGCCCATTTTAGGATGCCAAGCACCTTTTCCGGCGGCGTAAAGATTGGTAGTGAAGGTGAGTGTACCGTTTGTCACAGAACCTCCTGTTGTTGATACCGACAACTCAAATCCAGTGCTACTGGTGATGCTACGAACATAAGCACCTGTAGGAATACCAGTTCCACTCACCAACATACCAACCTTCAATTTTGCAGTTGAATCCATTGCAATAGTAGGGTCGTTGTTGTAGTCACAGGTAGCATCCGTAAATGCGCTTGTATCAACCTTGAGGGAGTTGAGGTAGGAATAACGCTCTCCCGCCCATCCTACGGCTCCTACAGGGCGTGTACGGTCAATAGCATCCACCAGCCCACCAAAGTGTGCCTGTGTCATGTGGCTACGAGGGGTTTCGTTTTCGTTGTTAAAGCGGTGAACACCAGCCTTTGACCATACATACAATTGAGATGGAAGTGGATATTCAATTGGTTCGGGTACGCTTGGTGGGTTAGGGTCGATAACATGACCCGGACTTGGGTAAGTCAAAGTAGCACTTTCACATTTATTGTGCCATGTCATACGGTCTTCAAGTAAGGGTAAACCACCGATACGATTTGGTGCAAGATAAAACCGCACTTTGAAAGTACCACTGTCACTGAATACTTCTCGGCTATGATAACATCCCCATGTTGGTCCAGCGTGATAAGAGGGGTCACTATGCCCTCCACCTACTGTATGGTCACGACCACCA